TTGATGAATGGTATCGTGATCAGAATTTGGTTACTGAGACATTTACCCCTTTAGTTGATGGTGATAATAATGCAGCTTATCAGGCTTCTATTTCAGATGCTCCTTTGTCTCGTGCTTGGGAACATGACTATTTTACTTCTTGTTTGCCGTTTGCTCAGAAAGGAGAGCCAGTTACTTTACCTTTGATACAGGGTGATGACGTTCCAGTTGAATTAATTGATGCTCCCCAACCTAGTACCTTACCTACTCTTGAAGATGGTTTTGGTAATGTTGATCCTAACAAGGACATTGTCAGTAATGCTTCAGGACAAGTTGCAGAAGGAACAGGTAATGCAGGTAGATGGATTGATCCCAATGGCTCTTTAGTTGTTGATATTAATGAAGAAGCTACAGATATCACTACTCTTAGAAGGGCTTTCAAGCTTCAGGAATTTCTAGAATTGATGGCTCGTGTAGGTTCCAGGTATAAGGAGATGCTTTTTGCTTTCTTTGGTGTTAAATCTTCAGATGCTCGTTTAGATAGACCGGAATATATAGGCGGTCACAAGGATAATGTAGTTTTCAGTGAGGTTCTTTCTACTAGTGAAGGTTTCATGGCCACCGAAGGTGGCGGTGGTGATTTGACTAACTATAATGTAGGTTATGCCGGTGGACACGGTATTTCAGTTGTTGGAAGTGGTCAGAATAATCATTTTGCAGAGGAACACGGTTATTATATAACTATTATGAATGTTCAACCTGAGACTGCTTATCAGCAAGGTCTTGAGCGTCACTGGTCGTATAATGACAGACTTGATTTCTTCTGGAAACAGTTTGAGCATATTGGTGAGCAGGCAGTTATGAATCAGGAGATTTACGCACAGTCGGCTGACCCTACAGGTACTTTTGGGTACAACCCTCGTTATTCTCACTATAAGTATAAGAGTAATGTTGTTTCCGGTGTTTTCAGAGATGCTTTGTCTTTCTATCATTTTGGTAGGATATTTGATTCAGAGCCAGCTTTAAATGCTGATTTTATTACATGCTCCCCCGAGGATAATGAACGTCCTTATGCTGTTTGGAGTACTAACCCCGCTGCACAGGCTGAGCAGTTCTATTGTCACATTATATTTCATATTAATGCTAGACGTAGAATGAGCCTTTATAGTGTACCTTCGTTGTAATGGCTTGCTTTAGTCCTTTCATTGTAGATACTCCGCATTTACCAGAGCAGAAAACCCCGGTTCCTTGCGGTAGGTGTGCACATTGTAAGAAAGTTAGGACGGACCAATGGGTCTTTAGGCTTATGGAAGAGGACAAGGTTTCAACTTCTTCTTATTTCATTACCCTGACTTATAATACAGATCATGTGCCTATTTCAGAGAATGGATTTATGACTTTGTGTCGTAAGGAAGGGCCTAAGTTTTGGAAGAGATTGAGAGAGCATGCTTCTCGTAAGTTTCCATATGCTAAACCTATTAAGTACTATTTGTGTGGTGAATATGGTAGCCAAAGAAAAAGGCCCCATTATCATGCTATAGTTTTTAACGTACCCGATCCAGAGTTGTTTTATGATGCTTGGGACAAAGGTAAGGTAGATGTTGGTAATGTTGCAGGAGCTAGTATAGCTTATACAGTTGGTTACTTAGCTAAGGAATCTAAGATACCCTTATTTGAAAGGGATGATAGGGTTCCCGAATTTTCACAGATGTCTAAAGGTTTAGGTAAGAGTTATGTTGATAATATGAGACAGGTTAATTATCATAAAGCAGACTATACCCGTCAGTTTGTTGTTGACCATCAGAATAAGAAAATACCTATGCCTAAATATTATAAGGATATTATTTACAGTGATCAGGAAAGAGCGATTCTTCGGAAGATTTCAGAAGATGCTATAGAGGCTGATAGGCTTAAGCAATGGACGGAATTTAAACGAAAGAATCCTAAAGCTACAGAAGTTGACTTTGAGAATTATTTGCGTAAAAAAGTAGTTGTTAAAAGTAATCGATATTATAAAACTAAAAAGCAGAGAAATGTCGACTAAAAAAAATAAGATAAAGCGCGGTTCGCGTGTTTCTAGTGCTAGGTTTTTTGAGCTTGATGAACATGCTATGGAAAAGGCTAATTCATTGAGTGAAACTAATCCAGCGGACACTATGACAGTTCAGGATATATTTGATAGGTTCAGTACTAATAAGAGTACTCTTGTAGGTGATGGTTTTTTCAGTGATGACGAAAATATCCCGGATGTTAGTAGGATGTCTAAAATACAATTGGCCCAGTTTAAGAAGAATATTAACGAGGCTGTTACTAATCTAAGAGAGCAGATTGCCGTTAATAAGAAGCAGAAAGAGCAGCTCGCGGAGCAGGAAAGGATAGCTCAGTTAGCAGAGAAGCTCATTGCAGAGAGACAGAAAGAACAGACTGAGTTAGAAGAGGCAAAACCGGAATAGTAGTTGTAAAATTGAAAGTTTTGCGTTTTGATTTGTGTGGTAAAAGTATCGCACAAAACATGGGGTGCAGTTACGGCTGCACCCTTTTTTTTGTGCTAAAATTTTGAATACAAAATTTTTTGTTGTATATTGCAGTATCAATTTATTACTTAACTAAATTATTCCGTTATGCGTAAAGAATCAGAAAAGGCTAATTCAGCAGCCGTTGTTAAGAATGGCGTTTTAACAGTTGATAACTGTATGTATTTGTTTCCCTTGCTACAGGATAGGAAAGTAAAGGTTCAGCGTGACCTTAAGAAGTTTACTAAGCTTACGACTGAGGCAGTAGATCCCGGCGCTCCTTTAATTGCTCAGTCTTTAACACAGGAATTGGCTAAGATCAATTTCATCATTGACGCTCTGGCTAAGATCGTCAGGCCATAATCACCCTTGTTGTATTATGGCTAATCGACAGGCCCTTAGGCTGGCTATTGCTAGTTTGAGGGTTTTTTTGTATCTTGTACTAAGTTCTTTGAAATGTTGGTTTCTTATTGTTTAATTAAAATCTAATATTATGGGTTTCCCTGTTGGCGCTGCTATTGCAGGTGGCGCAAATTTATTAGGTGGTATTTTTAACTCGTTTGGACAGGCTAGACAAAATAGGTTGTCTCGTGAGTTTGCTGAGCGTATGTACGATAAGCAGTTTGCAGATAGTACTGCTTTTTGGCATATGCAAAACCAGTATAACACTCCTGAGGCACAGATGAAAAGGTTTGAACAAGCAGGTTTGAATCCTAACCTTATGTATACTAAAGGTAATGCAGGTAACGCTTCTTTACCTTCAGTTCCTTCTCATCAACCCGGACAGTTTGTGAATCCTCGCTTTGGTGATTTATTGACCAAGGTTATCCCTACAATTTCGGCTCTTTATGATTTGGAGACTAAAAAGGCTACAGTTAGTAATCTTGAAGCTCAGAATGATGTTTTAATTCAAGAGGCTTTCTTGAAGGATGCACAGACATAGTCTACTATTACTGGTAGAGATAGAGCTATCTTTGATTTGGACTTTGCCAAGGACCTTAGACATATTGATGCCGATGCTAGGCGACAAAGTTTAAGGAAGATGATAGTTGACACTGACTTTCAGTTAAGTGAAAATGAACGTCGTAATTTAATGACTAAGGCAAGTTTCTCTCAAGCTGTTGAGTCTATTTTTAATTCTCGGATTGGTAGAGCCAAGACTTCTCAGGAAATAAAGAATCTTAAGGCTTTGCACTCTAATTTGATTCGTACTGGTAAAATACAAGAATTGGATATCGCTTTAAAAGACTTAGGTGTTTCTCCTAACTCTCCTGCTGGTGTTCAGTTTCTTGCTCGTATGTTTTCGAATATGCCCGGTAGCGTTGAAATGCGCAACCAAGGTATTAAGGATTTAGATAGTGTGCTTTCTGGTGTTACTAAAGGTATACGTTCTACTTTCCAAAGTGCTATGGGAAGGATATTTAAAAGGAAGTAATTATTATTTAACTAAAATTTATATTATGGCTTATCGGAAGAATAGAACCCGGAACTCTAAAAGGCGTTACTCTAAGCGTCGTAAACGTAGTAATAGGTTTCGCACTAAGCGTAGGTATGCTTTAATACCTCGTGGTGGTTACAGACTTTAATTTATAACTTAATATTTCTAACATGAAAATGAATATTTTTAATACGGTTAAGGTTCCTAAACATAAATACTCTAGGTTTAACCTTACTCATGACCATAAGACAAGTGTTAAGATAGGGCATTTAGTTCCAGTTAGATTGCAGGAAGCTGTCCCCGGTGATCAGTTTGACGTAGGTGTTCAGGCGATGCTTCGGTGTGCTCCTGTTTTGGCTCCTGTTATGCACAGAGTTAATGTTGAGTTTCATCATTTCTTTGTTCCTAATCGTTTGCTTTGGTCTAATTGGGAAGATTTTATTGCAGGTGAAGGAGATCATGAGTTTCCTTATGTTCAGCGTAGTTCAGAAATGAATGGTAATAGCTTAGGTAATTATATGGGTATTCCCCCTGATGTTCCTACAGGTACTCAATTGAATGCTTTGCCTTTAGCAGCTTATCATCTTATATTTGATGAATGGTATCGTGATCAGAATTTGGTTACTGAGACATTTACCCCTTTAGTTGATGGTGATAATAATGCAGCTTATCAGGCTTCTATTTCAGATGCTCCTTTGTCTCGTGCTTGGGAAAC